GACTTAAAAGGTGACTTGATTCCTGCTATCTATGGCGTTCTCAAAGGCTTTACCCAGTACGCTGGCGCAACTGACGTATGACACCTGAACTACAAAAGTATTACGAAGACCGATTTTCCATGATGGCAATGGATGGTTGGAAAGAATTAACTATTGATATTGACAATATGATAGAGTCACTCAATAATATAAGCGTTATTCCTGATGAAAAGACCTTGCATTTTCGCAAAGGCGAACTTTCCATCTTGACTTGGCTAAAAACCTTGAAAGAGGTCAGCGAAAAGGCTTATGAGGAATTGAATGAAAAGAATGTATGAATTTGCCTGTGAAAACGGGCATCGCACTGAAAAACTGGCTGATTATGAGGCGGTCAATGTCCAGTGTGATTGTGGTTCGGTAAGTCACCGAATCATTTCTGCACCCAACATCAAGTTGGAGGGTTGGAGTGGGCATTTCCCTACATCAGCCCATCAATTTGACCGAAAACATCGGGAAAAATTGGCGGCAGAATTGAAGTCGGACTCATAAACTTTTGTCGAGTCCATGTGTAATCTCCTAAAACCCAGAGTGGGCAGGAAAAGGAAACTGTATGTTGTTAGATAACGATGATGAGATGCTAGGTGAAATTCAAGCTGTTGAAAAGCAGAAACTGGAATCCACTGTTGAGTCGATGAATTCTGATGTTCCCGATAAATATCGGGGCAAAGAACTGTCAGACATTATCAAAATGCACCAAGAAGCTGAAAAGCTGATTGGGAAGCAAGCTCAAGAGGTAGGTGAAGTTCGCAAATTGGCAGACGAACTCATAAAGCAAAATCTCTCAGGAAATCGTCAAAATGCAGAGGTTGAGCCTGAAATTGACTTTTTTGAAGACCCGAAAAGAGCAGTTCAGAACACTATTGACAGACATCCAGATGTACTTGCGGCTAGACAAGCTGGTCAAGAGTTCAAAAAGATGCAGATTCAACAGAAACTGGCAAATGAACATCCTGATTTCGGTCAAGTTGCTCAAGACCCAGACTTTGTGAATTGGGTCAAGTCTTCTCCTATTCGCCTTGGCCTTTACGCCAAAGCAGATGGTGAGTATGACTATGATAGTGCGAATGAATTGTTGTCTACCTATAAACAGTTGAAAGGTGTTCGGACAAAGCAGACGAATGATGCTGGTGAAGCATCCCGTAAGCAGAATCTGAGAGCAGCATCAGTTGATACAGGTGGAACAGGGGAAGCAGGAAGAAAAGTTTATAGGCGTGCTGACCTTATTCGGCTAAAAATGACTGACCCGCAACGATATGAGTCACTTTCTGATGAAATCATGACCGCATATCAAGAGGGTCGAGTGAAATAACACTTAACTTTTTGGAGTATTTAACATGGCAACAGCATTTTCCCCCGCAAATAACGTAACAGTTACGTCAGCAGCCAATTTCATCCCTGAAATTTGGTCAGACGAAATCGTTGCAGCTTACAAACGCAATCTTGTAGCTGCCAATGTCGTTAAAAAGATGAGCTTCAAAGGCAAGAAAGGTGACACCGTTCACATTCCTAGTCCTACCCGTGGCTCTGCATCAGCTAAAGGCGCAACAAACGCCGTTACTCTGATCGTCAACAACGAAAGTGTTGTAGACATCTCCATCAACAAGCATTATGAATATTCTCGCTTGATTGAAGATATTGTCGAAGCACAAGCCCTGTCTTCACTGCGTAGTTTCTACACAGAAGACGCTGGTTACGCTCTGGCTAAACAAGTCGATACTGACTTGATTCAGTTGGGTCGTATTGCCAATGGCGGTGCTGCTGGCGCACAGTATGACAAAGGTTATATTGGTGGTGACGGTACAACTGCTTTTGACTATTCACTCAATACCAATACTGGTAACGCTTCAGCACTGACTGATGCAGCAATTCGCCGCACTATTCAGCGTCTGGACGACAGCGATGTTCCTATGGACGGTCGTTATTTCATCATCCCTCCATCAAGTCGCAACACTTTAATGGGTCTTGCCCGTTACACTGAACAGGCTTTTGTGGGTGATGCTGGTAACGGTAACACTATTCGCAACGGTGAAATTGGTAACCTGTACGGTATGCCTGTGTTTGTGTCTAGCAATGCTGATTCAGCATCTGCTACCGCTGCATATCCTACCTCTGGTACTGCTATTGCCCGTGTTTGTTTGATGGGTCACCGTGATTCAGTGGTGCTTGTTGAGCAAATGGCTATTCGTTCACAGACACAATACAAACAAGAGTATCTGGGTACGTTGTTCACTGCTGACACTCTGTATGGTGTTGGCGAACTGCGTGACTATGCTTCTTTTGCTTTGGTTGTGCCAAGCTAAGTTGCAGTTGTTTCCCCCTGCCTAACGGTGGGGGGTCTTTTTTTAACTTGTAATTTTGAGAATTGATATGGCTGCTGCAACCGCTGTAGTTTCAAAACGTGATAATGCCACATGGCGTGGTTTGTTTAATGACACTTGGGCTGTAACTGCAACTCTGGACTCTGCTTCTGTAGGTTCTGGTGCTACTGGTGCTGCTACCGATACGGTAACAGTTTCTGGTGTTGCTTTAGGTGACATGGTAATTGCAATGTCTGTTGGTGTTTCAGAGGCTGGCATTGTTCGCCGTGCTTATGTTTCTGCCGCAAACACTGTAACTATTGCAACTGATAACTTAACTGGTAGTTCTGTCGATTTGGCAACTACTACCATTAAGTTGGTTATTGCTCGTCCTGTGTAATAGGGGGGGAGGGGTAACCCTCCCTTTCTTTTGGAGAATCTATGGCAACCTTTAAATGTTTAGTCTCTGGCAACCTTGTAACTTTTGTTCATCAAGTAGATATTGATTCTATGAAAGGTCATGAGGGATATGTTAGAGTTGACGCTGAAGAACCTGTAGAATCCAACAATACTGTAAGAACAGATACCGCATTTGCGCCTGTCATCCCAACTTTTAGAAAAATGGGTAGACCCCGAAAGGTAGCAAATGTCTGATATTGACGCTAGAGACTTTGGCAAACTAGAAGCTCAAGTAGAGGCACTCCAAAAGGAGATGCATACACTGAGTGAAGACGTAAAATCCCTGCTTGAATTGGCAAACAAATCAAAAGGCTCATTTTGGGCTGGAATGACCATAGCATCTACCCTTGGTGGATTGGTTACATTCTTCTTTGATCGAGTGTTCAAATGAAAGACGGATTACTTTCAGGACAGACTTGCCCAACGGCAACACAAGACGTTTCTGTTAACCTGAAGAACCGTAATAATGCTTTCCAGAAGTTTGGGTATGGCCCACCTAATCCAGAAGACGCAAATGATGCGTTCTGGTTGAAAAAAGCCAAGATGTATAACGCACCTACTGCTGTTATCAAAGATATGAGATGTGGCAACTGTGCCGCATTTATCCAGACCCCCAAGATGATGGAATGTATCAAAGGTGGGTTGGAAAAAAGCAAAAGCTCACCTAATGATCTTGATTATGACCAGCAATTCATTGATGCTGCTGATCTTGGTTTCTGCGAACTATTTCACTTTACCTGTGCTGCTGCTCGTACTTGCGATGCGTGGAAATCAGGTGGCCCAATCACTAAGGATTAATCATGGGAAATACTGCTGCTGAATTTGTTGGAATGTTGTTTTTAGCAAGGGAAATTGCCCATAGGATTCACCTTAAAACAGCATCTTTTGCCGAACACAAGACTCTGAATGAGTTTTACGAGAACATTGTTCCATTGGCAGATGATTTTGCTCAACAGTTCCAAGGTAAATTTGACATCCGCTTGGATATTCCTTATGTAAACAACAAGTACAAGGGAACTATCTCCCAAGTCTTGCGTCAACAAATGGATTGGATTGAGTCAAATCGCCAGCAAATTGTACCCCGTGTTGAAACAGCCTTGCATAACGTCATTGACGAAATTGTTGGGCAGTATCAGAACACTTTGTATCAACTAACCTTAAAGTAAGGGTAAACCATGAGTTCTTTAACTACTCCCGTCACGCTTCTGAGTGCTGTAACAGCAACAGGTGC